TGGAGCCGCTTCACCTAATAGTGATGGCATTGAGTAGCCACCTGAACCCTGTGCAGCTTCTCTAGATGCACGAGTTTGGTTTTCTAACAATGTAGCTGTGACTGAACGACGATGAGCGTCTTTGATCTCTGGAAGATCGCTGTGCTCAAGAACCGGCTGCCACTTCTGCATTAGTTCTTCAGATACATATTGCATTTGATTTCTCCTTTAAGGTTTTCCAAATCTAATATTATTTATAATTTTTATTTTTTCAATGATCTTGAAATGGCATTGACGTAGGCAGACATTTCTGGCTCTATACGAGAAGCTGTTGCTTCCTCTTCTAGTGGCTCAGCGTCATCAAAGTCACTTGTTGATGCACTTGATTCTACAGATTCGCTAAAATAGCTTTTCTTCAGAGTCTCTAATTTCTCAACGAATTTTTCTTCATTAACAAATTCAATACCTTCGGACAGAGTCTTAAACTTTTCTTTTTGAGTCTCTGTTAAGGATTCGCAAGCTTCTGCGAATAAGTCGGCTTTCATATGCTCGGAAATTTCCGCTTTGAAAGCAGCATTCTTTTTGATTTCTTCGTCTAGACGATTTTCAAGTTCTTCTGCACGAGACGCTAATTCTTCAACAACATCAACTTTGTCATCAGGAATTTCGATGTAATGCTCGTTAAACAGATCTTTTAGCCCACCGATGAAATCATCTACTAGTTCAGACTTAATACCTTTTTCTACTGCAAGGCGATTTTCGTCCATCCAATTCTCAACTACGTAGTCAAGATATTGGTCAAGTTTAGCAGACATTTCTTCTTCAATTTTAGCTTTTTCTTCGTTGAGTTCAGACTCAATATCAACAACATATTTTTCTAATTGTTCATTGACTTTAGAAACAACAGCTGCTTCAAAAATAGTTGTAGCTGCATCTTTAAATTCTTCTGAAAGCTCCTCGTCGTTTGAGAATACTGCAGCAATATCTTCTTTAATATCGATATCTTCTGCAGAAATCTTATGACCTGCTCTTACAACTTCTACAGTCTCTTCAGAAACATCTTCTTCAGAAATTTCTTTTGCTTCTGCAGCTGCAAGCATATCTTCAAACACGCCAGCTAGTTCAGCTTTCTTCATACCGTTCATACGGTCTACCATTGCTTGAATCATAGACATTTTTGATTCGCCCATTGGCATTTTAGCTGTTTTACCTTTACCTGCTGATGCTTCAGCTGGTTTACCAGGCTTTACAGCTGTAGGTGAATCTTGAGGATCGTCTTCTTGCTTTTTAGACTTACCTGGAGCTTTGGCTGTCTTAGCAACCGGCTCAGGTACCTCAGACGGATCACCCATAGAAGCTTTGAACTCATCTAATTGCTCAGATTCGGCAACGATGAGGTCTTCTTCTCTCATTCTTAGATCTTGATCAGACATCGTTTTTCTCCTTTGATGGATATATTCTCTATTATTTATAATATTAAAGTTTTGAGATGAAGTCCTCAAAGACTCGAATTTTCATTTCTGCTAAGTCTTTAGATGAGGTCTTTTCGATTGTTTGTTTGTAGTTATCAATATTCTTTTCGCGAAGAATACCGTTTTCCCAAACCCATTCTTTACCTTCCATAATACCCTCTACAAATGCATTAGGAGCGGAAGGATCTGCAACAATATCAGCTGCTGTTGCAAGATAGAAATCTTTTTGTACTTCGGCTACGCCGTTTTTCTCTTTTAAAGAACCCATGCCGCGAGAAGAAACACCGATGGTAGCTCCTTCATTCATTAGATTCTTTACAATATTGCCCATTGGTGTATCTAAAATTTTAGCCTCACCAATGATATTATCTCCGTCTGGGGTAAGAGATGTAATCATATGCGAAACACGATCCAGATTAATAGTCGGACCAGCTGGATGACCTAGTTCACCAAAAGCACGTTTTTTATCAATATATTCTTTTTGATAACGTTTTACTTCATTAACGAGTACATCCATAGGATATCTACGACCATTACGGTTCGTGATATTACCTTGCATAAAGATACCTTTAATTTTGTGAGTTTTACCCTCACCAGCTTCTTCTGCGATATATTCTAATTCTTCGTTAATTTCGCATATAAGTTTCATATTAGTATCTCGCTACTTTTGTACCGAAAACAGTCGCTACAGAAGCAATAGTATCCGTAGGTTCTTTTACGATAATTTCTGATTGACCAGCTTCAATAACTACTGTACCTGGAGTGCCACCACCATTAACAGGATCTGCAGTGTTAGCAATAGTTACAGTTTGTTCTGCTGCATTTGTGTTTACCACACGTACAAATGTTGCGTTACCGAGATTTGTAGCTGAGCCAAGAGCTGTTGAATTGCCTAATAGTTTAATTGTCGCCATTTTCGTCAACCTTTACCCAATTTGAGAAGCTTTCTCTCATTTTAGATGAGCCCTGCATTACTGGTTGAGTTTCACCACTCGAGTGTGTTTTGCCACCACGATGAGTTTTTTCTGGATCTCCACCATCTACTGTGCCTTTAAATTGCGCAACAGTAGCTACAGGGTGTCCAGCCGTGTTCATTGTATGAGCTTTAGCAAAGTCTTCCTCACCTTTTGAGCGAGGCTTATAACCTTTTACTTCTGTCTCATCATCTTTCTCAAGCTTATTATCTTGTGCGGGTGAGCCTGGAGCCTCCATAAGTTCTTTAAATGTCTTCATCTGATTCTCCGTCGATTTCTGTTTCAAATTCTTCCTCTGGAGCTTCATCGGTAAAATCTGGCTCATTGAAAAAAGATTGAGCAACAGCAACTTTTTCTACACCGATACGTTCACGCAATTTATCAGCAAGAATACTATTAATAGCATCTTGGAAAACTGCTGTATTGTCATCTGATACTGCACTTACAGCATCTGCAACTTCATAAGGCATTATATTCTCCTATTACATATTTATACATTATTTATAATTTGTTTAAGCTCGTCTATTTGCTTTTGCTGATCTTTAACAACTTCAATCAATAAGCCTACCATAGCATCATAGTTAACAGTTTTATTTCCATCTTTGTTTTCTGAAACTACTTCAGGCAACACATTTTCTACTTCTTGTGCAATAACACCCATAGAATGATTACCAGATTCTTTCCAGTCAAAATTTACACCTCTTAACTCTGTTACTTTTGCAATAGGATTATCAATAGTAACAATATTTTCTTTAAGTATAATATCTGATGTTGAATTAAAATCAGCAGCTGCTACTGTACCAGAAAATGTAGGTGAACTATCTACATTAAGTGTTACGCCTCCTGAGGCTCCACCGCCATTCAGGTTTGTTCCAGCAGTAACACCTGTAATATCGCCTACATTAGTAGTAAAACCAGAATCGTTGTTAAAACCAGAAATATTAATATTAGCTTTTGTTAATTTTTTCTGTGCATTTACTGAATCAACTACAACAAAGAAATCTCCATCTCCATCAGATGTAGACGTTGTAAGTTCAGATAAATCAACATTTACTGCATCAGCAGTTACATCAATAAGAGTACCAGCTCCAACAGCAAAAGATCTAGATGCAGCAATTGTACCACCTCCGGTCAAACCGTCTCCAGCAGTAACAAAAGATCTAGATGCAGCAATTGTACCACCTCCGGTCAAACCGTCTCCAGCAGTAAGAGTTACCCCAGAGTGGGCAATATGTTCGTCAGCTACAAAACCAGACAAATTATTATGAACGATTGCACTATCATTTGTACTAATAGAATTATCTGCAACAGTAATACCTGTGCCTGCACCAATATTAAGTGTTCTATCAGCAGCTAATGTACCACCACCTGTTAAACCTGAACCAGCAATAACTTGAGTAGATGCATCTGCTTTAGTAGCAATATATGAGTTAGTGTTGCCTAATTGCGTTAAAGTAGAGAATGTTGCATTAACATAAGTATTTGCTGCTTTAGTTCCTAATGTTGTTGCTGTAGTAGTAGCAAAGTTAGCATCATCACCAAGGGCAGCTGCCAATTCATTAAGTGTGTTTAATGCTTCAGGAGCCGAATCAACAACATTTGCTACCTGTGTATCAACATAAGTTTTTGTAGCAGCATCTTGTGCTGCTGTAGGATTACCCATTCCAGTAATTTTATTAGTGCCCATAGCAAGAGCACCTGACATAGTATCACCAGTTACATTAACAAATAGTGAGGTCGCATTTGCGATTTGTAGTCTGTCTAAAATTAAACTATTCTGAGCATTGTTTGAAGTTAATGCTACTGCTTTAGTTTCATATGTTGTATCAGTATAGTTTCTAATATTAGTGTTAGATGATCCAATTTGCGCATTCACATATTGTCTTATACTTGTATTAGAAGACCCTATTTGCGCATTCACATATTGTCTTATACTTGTATTAGAAGACCCTATTTGAGCGTTAACATATGTATTAGCAGCTGCATATGACTTAGTTGCATATATTGCAGCTACGTTAGCTACTTGAATTCTATCTAAAATTAAACTATTTTGCGCTGTATTAGCAGCTAAAGCTACAGCTTTAGTTTCAAATGTAATATTAGCATTAGCTACTTGTAATCTATCATTAATAAGATTATTTTGTGCTGTGTTTGAAGCTAGTGCTACTGCTTTAGTTTCAAATGTTTGGTTTGCAAATGCTCTTAATGCTGTATTAGAAGAGCCTATTTGTGTATTTACATTTGTTTGTACGCTAGCAATATATGAATTAGTGTTACCTAGCTGGGTTAAAGTAGAATATGTAGCAGCAGCGTTTGCTACTTGTAATCTATCATTTACTAGATTAACTATAGCATTATTTGTAGTAAGAGCTACTGCTTTAGTAACGAATGTTTGATTAGTATAATTTCTAATATTAGTATTAGATGCACCGATTTGTGCATTTACATATGTATTAGATGCTTTTGTCCCAATACTTGTAGTTATAGTAGTAGCAAAGTTAGCATCATCTCCTAATGCAGCTGCTAACTCGTTTAATGTATCTAATGCTGCTGGTGCACCATCTAAAACTGTATTAATTTGAGTAGTAACGTATGATTGAACGTTTGCTACTTGCATTCTATCATTTACCTGAGCTTCTGTAGCTAATGGAAAACCACCAGCTGTAGAACCGTCATGTACAATTACTGTTTCTTTATCTGTATCAACAGTAACTTCAGCAATCGCGCCAGTAAAAGACGAATGTTGAACTGTCGTGCCTCTTCTTAACTGAATTTGCGTTGCCATTATACTATGCTCCCGTAATCAATTGTATTTGCTCCTACTGCTCCAGTAATTAAGCCATAATCTATTTGCGTTGCTTGGGATATTACCCCGTCTGCTATGTTAATTCCTGACCCGGCTGAGAAAGAAGTTCTTGCTCGAGCTGTTGTAAAATATTGGTTTGTCGATCCTTCTGAAAGATCATCTGTATCAAAAGGGTCTAACGTAATATTAGTAGTTTGTGTACCACCGTCTGATGTATTTATCGTTAATAAACTATTAGATGTATTATATGAAACCGATTGTACACCAGCTACGGCTGTATTAGAAATATTTGATATTCGACCATCAGCACCTACTGTCAATACAGGAACTTGTGAAGCAGATCCAAACGTACCTGTCGGCGTACCTGTTGCACTTAATGCATCTTCATTTGCCCATTCTATTGCTGTACCAGCATCATTAATTTTAAGGACTTGATTAGCAGAGCCTAAAGCTGTTAATCCTGTCCCTCCATGTAAATAACCGACTGCGTCACCTGATAGAAATTCAGATAAGCCAATAGCGTTATTTGAACCATCATATACTGTCCTAATAGGTACTTTAATAGCCATTTAATTACCTTAAAATAAAAACTGTGCAGCTTTAGCTGTTCTAGAAAGTTGGTCACCACTATTTAGCGTAAAATTAGTAAACACTCTCGTAGTTGTATCTGCCTTAAATGTAAACGTATTAGCAGGAACTGTTAAGCCAGTTGCTTGTGTGAATAGTGGAACTAATTGCTCAACAATACCACCATCACTCACTGTTGCTAGTTTTCTATCTGAACCAGCAACTGTAACTTTAGAGTTTGCTGGAAGCGTAGCTCCAGATCCTGAAATTGAAATAGCCCCAGTACCATCAGATGAAATAGTAGCACCACCAAGATTAATTGTTTGACCGGAAAGATAAACATCTCTCCATCTTTTACCTGTTGTACCTAAATCATATGTATTATTCGCAGCTGGTACTATATTAGTAGCTACAGCGGCAAGATTTACTCCAGCTCCACCACCTGCTTCTAAACTAACTAATCTTGTATTTGTGTTAGATACGTATGATTGAAAATTAGTATTACTTACAAATGTAGCTTGAATATAGGTGTTTGATACATCTCCGCTGCCCCCACCACCTGCTGTAGCTGCAATGTATGCGTTAGTGTTTGCAACGAAAGATTGAAATGCTGTATTACTTACAAAATTGGCTTGTAGATATGTGTTTGCAACATCACCTGATCCAGCTCCGCCTTCTGTAATTACAGTAGCACCTTCAAACTTACCTGTAGAAGAATTATAACGTAATACTTTATTGTTTTGTTTAACAGAATCTCTATCAACATCATCTAAAAATTCTAAACGTACTTCACCTCCACCAGAAGATCCTCCTCCAATAGATGCTCTAGTAATAGTACGTCTAATATTATCTTGAAATTTTTTAGTTTCTTCTGAAACTTTTTTAAGGTATGGTTCTATATCTGGCGAGTCACCATCTTTACCTGGGTCACCTTTTTCACCTTTTTCACCTTGCGGTCCAGGATCACCTTTTGGTCCTTGTGGTCCTTCAAGACCGGGAATACCCATCTCACCACGGTCGCCTTTAGGACCTAGATCCCCAGTATCGCCCTTATCACCCTTCGGACCAGCAATACCTTGCTCCCCTTTTTCTCCTCTGATACCTTGTGGTCCAATTGGTCCCGCTGGACCACCCACTCCTCTATCTCCCTTCGGCCCGATTTCACCTGGAATACCTTGCTCGCCTTGTAACCCAGTCTCACCCTTTTCTCCTTTTTCGCCTTGAGGTCCTACCGGACCTATTGGTCCTTGTTCGCCAATAACGTTTCCAATAGGAAATTGTACTCCATCATCGCGATAAAGAAATAAATGACCGTTTTCGTTTAATTGTGCTTCGGTAATATGTTTACCAGGTAAGCCTTGCTCACCTTGAGGACCAGTTTCTCCAACAGGTCCTTGTATACCCTGCTCACCAATAAATCCACGCGGACCTTCTGGGCCTGTTTCACCTTGAGGTCCCTGAGGACCTTCAACTAGTATAGGTTCTGGAGGTTCAAACTTTTGTAATTCAGTATGAAGTTCTTCAAGTAAAGCAGATTTAACTTTACTACTTTCTTTTTTTAGAACTCCTAAAAGAGCTGCAAGAAGTTTAGCGTGTTCAACTTGATCCATTATCTATGTCTTCCTGAGATGAGAAAGAATCATAGAATTTAGTCATACTTTCTACAAGACGTTTTTCTTCCTCAGTTAGTTCTTTTTCAGGTTTAAATTCTGGAAATACTTCTTCTTGTTGTGGTTCAGAGGGTGTTAAATCTATCTCTTCTTCATCATTTTCATCAGATTCCATATCTATTTCTCTTTGCATGACATCAATTTCTTCTTCTGTCATACGAAGAACATTTTTTCGAACCCAGGCTAAAGAAAAATATTTACCGACAAGAGGATCAACTTCACCTAAAATTCTTAATCTTTCAGCCATGATTTCACTTTCTTTGAGTTCTTCAAAGTGATTATCATTAACGAAATTATATGTAATGCTATTACGAGCTTGTTCCCATTCTGCTTTTGTCATAATACCGCGAAGTACTAATTGAACTTCTAGTAAGTTATCAAATAAAACAGCAAATTTATTTCTAATACGATTTATAAATTTTTGGAATTTTAATTCATCTCTAGAGATTTCTGTAGAACGTCCAATATTAAAATTAACTTCAGCTTCTAATCTACTAACAGGAACATTTAAAGCTTTATATAATTTTTTCTGAAAGTATAATACATCATCTAACTCACCTAAATTTTGACCACCTGGTAATGTAGTAATTTCTGTACCTCTACCACCTTCGCGACGAGGTAACCAGAAATCTTCTAGCATTGTCATATGCCGTCTATCATCTCTCACTTCACCTGTATTAGCATCATAAACAAGTTTATTTTTATGCTTTACCATCATATCACGAAGATATTGCTCAGCTTTTGCTTTAGGAAGGTTACCAACGTCAATATAGAAAATACGACGCTCAGGAGCTCTTGATAAACGATAAATTACAGTTGCGTCTTCTAACATACGCAGTTGATTCATCGGTTTAATTGCTTTATGAAGATGACCTAATGTAAGTTTATTCATTGGATCAATAAGACCAGATGTTACATGACAGATGCTGTCTTTAGCAATCCTTACACCTTTGTCTTGATTTACCATACCTTTTGGGTTATAGTAATAAAATTCTTCTACATTAGTATAAAGAGTAGCTCCTGATTTAGGATCTTTTTTCTTATTCTGTTTACGAATCTTTTTGATCTTACGTGGATCAATATAACGCAATTCTTTAATGCCGTCTCTTACGCTTTTTTCGTCAATAACGATTTGATAATAAAGACGTCCGTCTACATACCAACGTCTAAAGATTTCGTATCCTTTATTACCAAAATCTAATGTGTAAAGAATTCGATCAAATTCTTCTCTAATTAATTTTTTTACTCTGTTAGGAAGATCGGCTTCATCTAATACTAATTCTACAGGATATGCATTATCGTCCATAATAATAGCATCATTAATAATATCTTCTATAGCAAAATCACATTCTGGTTGCAATGCCATTTCGCGATATTTTGTTACAAGGTCGGCCTCATCTTTTGCTCTACCTTCAATATCAACATATGTACCATATGTGCCACCAAACGCACCTGCAGAATTGGTAGAAACTTCTGTTGCACCATCTTCATGTGTTTGCGGTACGATAGCCTGGAGCTGGTCTTTTTCTCTTTGATCAGCTCTTTTAATCTCAAACCCAAATAGTTCCATTTTTATCCTCGATATAGAAAAAGGGGTATACTATATTTATAGTACCCCCTCTCCTAAGTTTCTACACAGTTTCAATTAAAGAGCGAAGATTTTACTTGCACCTGCTGAGAAACGCACAGTAATGTCACCACCGTTTGGAAGGATTGGAAGACCAGTAGCTGTATCAATGTATGCAATCAATCTAGATGCTGTATTACCACCTTGAGAATCTGTATGATAAATTACAAGTGCTTCACAATTTGCACCAGTTGCAGCGGAGAAAGTTGCGTCAGCAGCATCAAATATACCACTAGTAATTGTCTTACTTGTTAACGTTACTTCTGAAACTACAGCAGAGTTTGGAATATCTGCTCTATCTTCATGTGCACTACTAAACGTATATACATCGGTATCGATTAACGCCATAGTAATTGTATTACTAGACAGATTCAAATTACCTGCAAGAAAATCCTCTTTAGCTTTAGGATATAGCTGGTTAGCCATAATAAATTACCTCGTCTCTATTAAACTACTGCTGATGCGGTTGTATCACCGGTTGTACCAGGAATCCAATAATCGTATTGGAATGTAGCAGTAAATTCTTGAATTGCTTCAGAATCCCAGCTTAGATCCATTGCTGATAGATCAGAGCACCACATACCTACAAATTGATATGATCTAATTGCTCGACCGTCTTTACCATATTGGATAACGTCTGCAACACCTGTCTTATATGTAGCTACGCCTGCTGCAGCAGTTCTTAGGTTACCTTCTAATGTGTTAATTTCTGTATTCCATTGCTCTAATGCATTACGGATTAAGAAATCTTCATCATTGATAACTGTAACTGTCCATGGATCGAACGTTCTGTTACCTGCGTGTTTAACTTGGCGGCCGAAGTAGGGGGTTGTTACGACCCCTACTGTAGCTGCTGGAACTTGTGCTGCACGACATAAGAATCTAAACTTGCTGTCTCCAGCTCCGTTTAGAGGGTTTGTCATGGTGACTTCAAAGAGCGAGGATCTTGCACCACCATACTCTAGCTCGCCTCTGAAATCGTTAATGTTAAATGCCATGGTTTTTCTCCTTTAGCGTTTATATGTATTTATTATACCTGACCAACGATTTCTGAGAATTCTACCCCAGTTCTTACTGCAACAAAGTTTAGCTGGATAAAGTTAATTGAGCGAGCTGGTTTAATGTAAATATCACCAATAAACTCGTTTCTATCAATTACTTCACCTGTATTGTTTGTTTCATCACAAACAACTCTGAAGTCTGTAATACCTCTGCGGCCTTGAACATCTCTTAAGAATGGCTCAACTAGGTTTCTAAATTGTGCTCTTGTAAA